GACAAACTTGACCTTGCTGAACTTGAGATGCGCCTGAAGGACACCAACGATGCGCGGGTACGCGAGACGCAGATTGTCACCTCCGACAAGGCACCGCTGCTAAACAAACTCATCACGCCGATTTTGGCGCTTGGTTTGCTTGGCATCACCTTCACGCTCTTTGGCATCGTGCTGTTCCAAGCAAGTCCGATTGACCCTAGCCGCAAGGACATCCTCATCTACATCTTGGGCGTGCTGTCTGCGGTCGCTACGCAGGTTGTCTCGTATTACTTCGGTTCTAGCCAGTCGAGCAAGGACAAGACCGACGCACTCAAGGAGGCTATCAAGTGAGTCTCGTAGCAGAACAGGCGGCGTTCCTGCTGGATGTCGCCAAACTCATCAACAAGGCGACGGAGTTGGGCTTTGTGGTGACGGGCGGTGAACTTGCCCGTACCCCGGAACAGCAAGCCATCTATGTCAAGACGGGTCGCTCCAAGACGATGAACAGCATCCACCTCAAGCGGTGCGCCATCGACTTGAATTTCTTCCGCGACGGCAAACTGACCTACGACATCCCGGCTCTTACGCCGGTTGGTGAGTATTGGCAGAGCCTTAACCCCAAGAACCAATGGGGCGGGTTCTGGAAGTCGTTCAAAGATGTTCCTCATTTTGAACGCAAGGTATAACGATGCCTTTGCAAAAACTTGAACTTCGGGCGGGGGTCACATGAAGCTCGCGCTTGAACCGCGGACCACGGTCCAGGGTCTGGTCGAGCCTGCGCATGTGATCGAAGTCTATTGCGACGCCTGTGGCTACGATCTGGACGAGGCGGAGTTGGATGCGGACATTTGTTCGGACTGCGGGCAGTTGTTGAACCTGAAGCAGCACATTGCGATCCAGGTGACGACCATGCCGGCAGCCAGCGGAGGAACTTTGCCGTGAAAAAGAAAGCGAACAGCAAGGTCAACGCAGCGGGCAACTACACGAAGCCTGCCATGCGTGAGAGCCTGTTCAAGTCAATCAAGTCCCGTGCGGTGCAGGGTACTGCCGCGGGGCAGTGGAGCGCGAGAAAAAGTCAGCTATTGGCTAAGCAGTACAAAGCCAAAGGCGGGAGATACAGAGACTAGCCTTTGACGATACGGCTAATTACGGAATGTGATGTACCAAATAGTTTTGCAACGTATCTCAAACTACAACCTTGATCTAGCAAGGCTTGGAACTCTTTTTTCTTTACGTCGTAAATACGACGCTTTGCACTTGCAATTCGCTGGGCATCCCAGTTGTGACGATCTCCGCCCATTATTGCGTTTTGCTGCACCGTTACCCAACGCAAGTTTGAAACATGGTTATTCGTACGGTTCCCGTCCATATGGTCAACTTGAGGCAAATTGTCGGGATTTGGTAGGAAAGCTTGGGCTACTAGCCGGTGAATATATTTTTGTTTTCCACGACCTAAAGCGACTCGCATGTACCCAGTTGTGTGCAGCCAAGCCTTTAGTAACGAAGTTTTTTCAATACGCTTACGGTGCGTTAAATTTCGTTGCGGAATATCTGCCCAGTTTGAGCGGACTACGCCATAATCACTTATCGAATACCGTTCATTCGTGTCAGGTATCAGTTTCCAAATTTCCTGTGTTTTGTGCTCCATAGGTGGACTATGTCATGGCGCTACGAAAAAGTCAACAATCGCTCAAGGCTTGGGGGGATCAGCGTTGGCGTACAAGGTCTGGTAAACGATCTTCTGACACGGGTGAGAGATATCTACCAGAAGCTGCGATTAAAGCTCTCAGCCCTGCTGAGTACGCCCGAACTTCTGCCGCCAAGCGAAAAGGTAAAGCGCAAGGCAAGCAGTTCGTCGCGCAGCCCAAAGGCATTGCTGCTAAAACGCGCAGCTTCCGCCAAAAAGGCAAGTAAGGGAAAGAAGTAACCGTACGGGTGAAGCATGGCGAGTGTCAAGAAGGACGCGATCGGGCAGGAGATTCGTAAGTCGTACGAGCGCGGCCAGAAGGGCTGCCCGGAAGCGACGATGGATATCCATGTCAACCTCAAGAATCGCAACAATGCGATTGAGGAGTATGGCTACGGGCCGTTGAACCCGGAGTCCGAGTCGCGTGCTTTCTGGGACAAGAAGGCCGAGCTTTGGCAGACCACGGTGCGCGAGGCCAAGAAGGCCCGCTGTGGCAACTGCGCGGCGTTCATCCAGACCCCGGAGATGATTGCCTGTATCGAGAAGGGCATCCATGACTACGACGAGGAGATGGAACACGAGAATTACGCCCCGGATGTGGTCGCGGCGGCCAATCTCGGGTACTGTGAGCTGTTCCACTTCAAGTGTGCCGGCGATCGTACTTGCGATGCGTGGCTCGTCGGCGGTCCAATCAAGTAGGATGCGCCCATGGCACTACTCAGACTGTTCTTAAAGCCGGGTGTAGACAAGCAAAACACCGAATATGGCGCAGAAGGCGGATGGATCGACTCCGATTACGTCCGTTTTCGCTATGGACTGCCTGAAAAGGTCGGCGGATGGGCCCCGTTTGGCGAAACCATCGCCTATTTGGTGGGTATGCCGAGCGAAGTCTTCACTTGGACGGACCTTGACGGCTCCCCCTACGTTGCCGTCGGCACCAACAAGAAGGTTTACGTCTACTACGGCGGCACCTGGGCGGACATTACGCCCATCCGTGACACGAACACGGGCGTTACCTTCGATACGACGAACGGTTCCAACCGCGTAGTGGTCAATGACAGCGGCCACGGGGCCATTACGGGGGATTTTGTCACGCTTTCTGCGACAACGGGCGACCCTGGTGGCATTCCGAACGCGAGTTTGAACAACGAGTTTGAGGTTATCGAGGTTCTGAACGCCAATGAGTACGCCATCCAGGCGCCGACCAACGCGACCTCGACCGCCACGGCGGCAGGCACGGCCACGGCGGCCTATCAGATCAACACGGGGGCAGCGGTAAGCTACTCGGACTTTGGCTGGGGCACTGGGACATGGGGCTTGAGCACTTGGGGCACCCCGCGCCCGCCGTCTGCCTCGATTGCGCTCTTTTCCCGCGTCTGGCAGTTCGATAGCTTCGGCGAAAACCTCATCATGCAGCTTGTGGACGGCGGCATCTACGAGTGGCTGCCGAGCACGGGCATTGGCGTGCGGGCAACGGCCATTTCTGGCGCGCCGACCAAGAGCAAATACGCGTTGGTGTCGACGCCTGACCGGCATCTGGTCTGCTTTGGTACGGAATCGACCATCGGGACGCCTTCGTCGCAGGATCCGATGTTTGTGCGCTTCTCAAACCAAGAAGACATCAACACATTCGTCGCCACGGCGACCAATACGGCTGGCGGCCAGCGCCTGACGGACGGAAACTACATCGTCTCGGCGCTTCGCTCGCGCGGACAGATCTTGATCTGGACGGACACGGCACTGCATGGCATGCAGTACCTTGGACCGCCGTATACCTTTGGCTTCCAGCAGCTCGGGGCCAACTGTGGCCTTATCGGGCCGCATGCGTCGGCGGATGTGAACGGCGTGGCGTACTGGATGAGCAAGGACGCCTTCTTCGTGTTCGACGGTGTCGTCAAGAAGCTCCCCTGCACGGTCCAGGACTATGTATTCAAGGACCTGAACTTCACGCAAGCACAGAAAGTGCATGTGGGGATCAACACGCAGTTCAACGAAGTGACCTGGTGGTACTGCACGGCGGACACCGACTACATTGATCGCTTTGTGACCTTCAACTACCTCGAGCAGGTATGGTCCGTGGGCACTATGGCGCGTTCCGCTTGGGTGGACCTTGGCACTTATTCCTTCCCGATGGCGACACAGTACGATATCGACGGTACCGAGGCTACGATCAGCACGATTTATGGACTCACCCCTGGGCGGTCCGTGGTCTATAACCAAGAGTTTGGCAAGAACGGCAACGGGGATCCGATCCTTGCGTATGTGAAGTCGGGGTACTTCGATATCGGCGATGGCGATCAGGTGTTGTTCATGAAGCGGTTCATCCCGGACTTCAAGAACCAAGAGGGCGATCTCACGGTGAGGTTGCTGTTGCGCTTGTATCCGCAGGTCTCCGCGACGCCGAGCTCGCTTGACCCGTATGTCATCTCTCCGGGTACAGACAAGGTGGACACGCGCGCGCGTGGGCGACAGATCTCGTTGCAGATCGAAAGCTCTGAACTCGACACCAACTGGCGCTTCGGCACGATGCGTGTTGATATCCAGCCGGATGGGTTGAGATGAGTAAGATCTTCAACGTCCGTCTGCCTAACGCAGCGGCTGCGGGCTACAGTCAGGAGCAGTTTGACCAGCTCGTGCGCTCGCTTGAGCAGGTCGTTTTTCAGCTTAACAACACTTACACGCCGACCGTCAGTGACGACAAGGCTGGTGCGGGCTCGTGGTTCGCGGCAGGTTCCGGTGCGGGCGGTGGGTTTGCGGGCGGGGTTCGTGGCTTTCAGATCAGTAATGGCATCAGTCTGCCGCAGGCGATGCTGATCTCGAATCTCGATCAAGACCTGACCAGCACGACTACCGAAGAGCTTTTGACGTATGACGTCGTGGCGTTATCGAACGGCATCCGCGTCGTCGATAACAGCAAAATCTACGTTCCGTGCTCCGGGCAATATCTCGTCACGTTTACGCTACAGGTCTCGAACCGAAGCAATGCGGCTCAGGAGTTTGAGGTGTGGGCCAAGGATACCGGAACAAACTATCCGTCTAGTCGCACTCGCTTTGACATACCCGCCAGGAAGAGCGGCAGCATCTGGTCGCATATTGTCCCGGCAATCACCGGCATTTTCACGGTGAACGACCCTAGCACGAACTACCTAGAAATCGCCTGGTGGGCGAGCAGTACGGATGTGTTTCTCGAGCACTACGCTGCCGAAAGCACCCCGACAAGACCGGAGATTCCGTCGGTTATCCTGACCATCAACTTCGTCTCGGCGGCATGACATGGCAAACAAATACCTACGCCTGTATCTAACCCCGAGCGCCGCGACGGAGACGACGATCTACACGGCACCGGCGGCAAACAACGCTGTTCTCTCGTCGCTCCGCGTGACGAACGACAACGCCAGCGTGGCTAACATCAGCGCTGCCATATATCCAGCTGGCGGAGCTACGCCATACAAGCTATTGAAGACATATGTCTTACCGGCCAGCCAGACGCTGGACATCTTCTCTGGCGTGCCTTGTGTGCTAGTCGCGGGGGACGTGCTGAAAGTGACCGCAAGCGTAGCGGATGTCGATTTTTACCTTTCCTACCTGGAAATCGACCGCTCGTGACAAGTGGACAAGTCTTGACAACTTACCCCATAATCAGCCCCATCTTCGCGTCCTTTCCCGGCGCGCGACCCCCTGTAGGGTCATTGGCACAAACTGGAAAGGACACCTATGGAAAATGAAGGCATCATGGGCCTGCCCGCAGGGCAAGCCATGCAAGATCCAAGGCCCACGGACCAGCCGCTTTACGTCTCGAGCGCGGACAGTTACGACGCCGCTCTGACGGCATTGGGCATGTCTTCGGGCGACCCTGCGCAAGCAGAGGCTGTCCGCCAGGCGGTCAGGGAAAGCATTGACGAACTGGACCTCAGCCCGGCTGAGGTTTCGGCGCTACTCGAGGTCCTCGAGTACATGTCGCAGAAGCCGGACGAGTATCCGCAGCTTCGCCAGCGCCTGATCGACACCGGGATGATGGACGCCGATGACCTGCCGGAAGAGTACGACCCGGCCTTCCTCGGCGTTGCCATCATGGCTCTTAACGAGTATCAGGCCTCCGGCGCTCAGGGCGCGCAGGCCCCGATGGAGATGTCGCCGGCCGTCGAAGGCCTTGAGCCGATGGCCATGGCCCAGGGTGGCCTGGCCGATGTAGCTAAGTATCTGGCCTCTCAGGGTCGCAATGGCGACTCGATCCTTGCTCATATCACCCCGGGGGAAGCGCGGCTTCTCAAGGCCATGGGCGGTTCCGGGACGATCAACCCCAAGACCACCCTGCCTGAATTCTTCCTGAAGAAGCTCTTTAAGGGCGTCAAGAAGGCGGTCAAGAAAGTCCTTAAAAACCCGATCTTTCGCGTAATCGCCACGGTCGCACTTGCCACGGTCCTCGGACCGGCCGCGGCGAGCGTCGTAGGCGCTGCCACGGGCACTGCCGCAGGCGTGGCCTTGTCCACGACCGCTGCGGCGGCCTCTACCGCCCTGGCCTCCACCGCGGCGGCTGCGGGCGTTTCTGCCATGGCCGGTGAGAAGATCAACGCTAAGAGCCTGTTGATCAATGCCGCGACGAGCTATTTCGGCGCGGGCGGCACGGCGTTCGGCGTCAACCCGGTTTCGAGCATCGCAAAGTATGCGGGCAAGATCCCTGGGGTTACCGAGGGGGGTAAGCTTGCGCAGGGCATTGGCGCGGGCCTCACAAGCGCGACGGTCGGCAAACTCGCGGGCATGGGCACGCAGGAAGCCCTTGGCATGGGCCTTCAGTCAGGCGTCATGGCGGGCCTGTCCTACAAGCCCCCGGGAGCTGACCAGCTTCAAGAGGTCAGTGTCACCGGGAAAAGAGTTCCCATGCGGACGCAAGCTGGGCAAGCCTACGACATGGTTGCAGGCGGGTCTGATACGCCTAATCCAGATGCGATGCGAGGTGTCGCACCGGGCACGGCACGTGACCCCGGTTACGGCACCGTAATCGAAGGTCAATACAATCCGGCCACCTTTAACACGGCAGCCGCTCCGCAGACACAGCCCGTTGGCTCTTCGGTGCCCTACGTGACGTCCTCCGGTGCCCCGGGCGCTAGGTTTGAGCAGGCGCTGGCTCGGGCTACTGACGTCTCCGCAGCCCCCGCCACACCGCCGGGCCCGGGCATGTTTGGGCGCATGGGGAGTTACCTTACATCCCTCGCCCCGGGCGGAGAAACGCCGTCGTTTGATAAGTTCAAGAACGCGTTTCTTGTCAACCCAGATGCGGCCTCAACGCTTGGTCGGTATGTGCCGGGTGTCGCAACGGCGCTCGCCGTCACGGGCCTTGCCGGCGGATTTAAAGCAGGGAAGTCGGAGGAGAACCCCCTCTTCGATCGTAAATACACGGGCGAAGACTACATCCGCGACAACCCGGAAAAGTTCGCCGGCGGCCTCACGCCCACGGTGCTGAAGCCCTACAACCCGGTGGTGGAAACCCCGTCGTATGGGCTTGACGCACTGAACACGAACCGCGGCCCAAGCCCCACGGCCCCCGGGCCTTATCCGACGATGCCCGTGAGCCCTGTTCCGAGGTACTTCACCCCGAGTGGCTCCCCGACGAACATGCCGGAAGGCATCCCGCAGCCGTATAACGTCTCCGGGACGTACGGCGTGCCGTTGCTGTACGGGAACCCGGTTCAGCCGGCGCGCCCCACTGGGTATCGGCAGGGCGGTGCCGTGACGAATGCGGTCAAGCAGGCGGCGAAGGATCCTTTCCAGGTGGCGCAGACCGAAGGGCTGTTGTACGGCGGCCCGGAGGCGGCAATGGCCGCGGGACAGGCCGTTCAAACGCTAAACAAGCAAAATAATCAGGGGATCATGGCCGCCCAGGGGCTGCGTGACGGTGGTCAACCGACCCATTTCCCGCGTAAAACGGGCCCGATCAACGGCCCCGGCACGGGAACCTCGGATTCGATCCCGGCGATGCTTTCGGACGGTGAGTTTGTGTTCACGGCACGTGCTGTTCGCAACGCCGGCGGCGGAAGTCGCCGCAAAGGCGCGCGGCGGATGTACAAACTGATGAAAATGCTGGAAGGCGGCAAGGTCGAGGGCAAATAAATGGCAACGGCAACCGATAATACAAACCAGCAGCAGATTATCCGGGAAGCCCCGGAAATCGAGGCATACAAGCTTCGGCTGCTTGAGGAAGCGCAAAAGTTGGCCTTCCAGCCCGGATTTGCCGAGCAGATTCCGGGATATCAGGTTGCGGGCTTCTCCCCCGCGCAGATCGCCGCGATGCGCGCTGCCGAACAGCAGGGGGTGGGGGCGTTTAGCCCCTATGTGACCGCTGCAAACCAAGGAATTGCCGGTGGCATGGGCATGACCCGTGAGGCGGCGGACGTTCTCCGTGGCGCCGACACCCGGGCACAGTTTGGGGACGCCGCGGCCGCGATGCGGCAGGCTGGAGCCGCTGCGGCGGGCATGGGCGGCGGTATTGGCCAGATCAATACCGGCCTTGGCTACATGGATCTTGCCGGCCAGCGTGCGCTTCAGTCGGATACGACGGGGCGCTTTGGCGCGGCCTACCAGGACATCGGCACTGGCGTCAATGCGCTCGCCACTTCGCAGAACATGGCCGCCCGCGCTTCGCAGGCGGATCTTACGCCGGCGACGGCAGCGATCGGGCAGGGCATGCGCGGGGTCACCGACGCACAGCGCATGGCCGCCGGGGCCATGGGCGCGGACTTCTCTGGCTCGCAGCAGCTTCTGCAAAACGCTGCCCAGCGTGCTGCGGGCGCCGGTGGCGTGCCGCAGATGGGTGGTGCGCAGGGCGCTGTCCAGCTTGGGCTGGCGGGGGGCCTTGGCGGCATCGGTGGCGGCATGGGGGGCTATGACCCCTCGCGCGCGCAGGCCTTCATGGACCCGTATCGTCAGCAGGTCATCGACGAGACGATGCGGCAGATCAGCCGTCAGGGTGCGATCGCCCAGCAGGGGCTTTCCTCTCAGGCGGTGCGTGCGGGGGCCTTTGGCGGCGAGCGCGAAGGCGTGCAGCGTGCCGAACTCGAGCGCGGGCTTATGGAGCAGAAGGCGGGCTCGATTGCCAACCTCCTCTCTCAGGGCTACTCACAGGCGCAGGCCAATGCAATGGCCTCCTTTGAACAGCAGCAGCAGCGTGCATTGCAGGGCGGCCAGGCGATCGGGCAGCTCGGAGTGCAGGCCGGGCAGGCCATGGGCTCGCTCGAGGCGCAGCGCGCGGCGGCCGAACAAGCGGCTGCGGGGCAGATCGCCAACATCGGCCAGACCGTAGGCCAGCAGGCCGCGCAGCAGGCGCAGCTTGGGCAGTCGGGCGCGGGCCTCTACGGCAACCTCTCGCAGCAGCAGATCGCTGCGGGCCAGGGCCTTGGTCAGCTCGGCGTGGAACAGGCTCGTTTGGGCCAGTCCGCCGCGGGCCTGTACCAGCAGGCTGCTCAGGGTTACGGCAATCTTGCTTCGCAGCAGGGCGCGCTGGCCGGGCAGGAATCGAACATCCAGCAGAACATTGCCAACCTGCTCATGCAGCAAGGCGCGGGGCGCACGAACGCTGCGCAGGCGCTTGCCGGCATCTACGGGCAGCAGTCGGGGCAGTTCCAAAACATTGCGCAGGGCATTGGCTCGCTGGCGGGGCAGCAGTTTGGCATCGGCCAGCAAACAGCGCAGAACCTTGGTCAGTTGGGCGCGCAGTATGGGCAGCAGGGCCTTCAGCAGCTCGGCATCGGTCAAGCGGCGCAGGGCATGCAGCAGTCCGATATCAACTTCCTGTACAACACCGGGCAGGCGCAGCAGGCGTTCAACCAGCAGTCGCTCGATGCACAGCGCGCAACGCAGATGCAGCGCCTATACTCCCCGTACCAGCAGGCGGCCTTCCTCTCCGACATCTACCGCGGTGCGCCGTCCACACAGATGGCGACGTCCGCGGTCAGTCAGCCTTCGGCGAGCCCGTTCCAGCAGGCGGCGGGCATCGGATTGGCGGGGTTGTCCGCCGCGGCGGGCGCAAAAGCAGCCGGACTCTTTTAAGGGGCCAGGATAATGATGAAAGACAAGATGATGGACGACTACGAAAACGTCGGCATTATGCAGGGCTTCCTCGACGATGTTGGCGAGGAAGAGAACGAACGCGAAGAGGAGGAAAACTCCGACGACGCAGTTTCCGCAAAAATGCTCAACCGTCGCGTCGATTCGCCTGAAATCCTTATGAACAACCTTCGCGGCGACATGCGCTCGGTCGATGCGCGTCGCGAAGAGCTTGCGGATTTGGTAGGCTACGAGGCCGCGTCCGAGACTCCCGAAACCGTCCTTGCGATGCTCCAGCCGGTGCTCGCGCAGGGCGGCGGGATCGGCGCGCTGCCCCAATCAGAGCCCATGGCCCAAGGGCCACAACCTCCAATGCCGCCGCCCCCGGGGGGACCCATGGGAGCTATGCCTCCCGGTGCTCCGCCTCCTCCTCCTGGCGGAGCCACACCGCCTGCCGGCGGTGACATGGCCGCTCTTCTCGCTGCTGCCGGCCCTCCCCCTGGGGGCGGCATGGCACCTCCGGGACCGATGACGGGGCCGGATGGCCAGCCGATTCCGCCGGAAGGACTGCCTCCGATCCAGATGAGGGATGGCGGGCTTGTCCAGCGTTTTCAGGACGGGTCCGATGAGGAGGGCGTGACCCCGGATGACGAAAGAAGCACTGCCGCGGGCATGCTCTACTCTCCTGAAATGATCGAAATGGCGCAAATGGCGGCGATGAGCTCGTTGTCCCAGCGTCCGCAAGAAGTTCCAACGCTTGAAAAAACGATGGCGGCACGGCTTCCTCAGTACGAGCAGATGCTTGGCCCGGACCGTGAGGCCACCAAGGCAAACATGCTGTTTGACATTGCCGGGGCGGCGCTTAATTTCGCCTCGAACCGCGGCCCGCGCGGCGAAGTCCTCCGCGGCTCGCCGATGTCGCGTCTGGCTGGGGCGTTCAGCAATCTTCCGGCTGCCATTCAAAAGCGCGTCAACGACATCGAGACGACGCAGCGTCAGCTCAAGCTCTTGGCGTTGCAGGCGGGCGAGAAGGATCGTGATGAGATCCAGCAGATCAACACCAAGCTTGCTTCAGAGAAGCGAGCGGTGCTCAACACTATCCTTACCGCGGATGCCAGGTTCCGTGCTTCGGAACGTCGTGGTGCGGGAAACCTGGTTGGGGATTGGGAGATGAAAGTCTTCAACACCCCGGGACTTGTCGAACGGTATGCCGCGGGTCAGACGACGCCGACGGAGAACAACCTTATCGCTTCGGCACGAGTCTCATACACTCAGCCGTCATACCTGCCCGTTTATGATCCCGATTCCAAGTTGCCTACCGGAAAGTTCACGACGGTTCCTGGTAAGGAACTGCCCCCGTTTATGATTGATGCGGAGCGGATGCGTAATAGCGGTACTGTGCCTGCCGGTACGCAGGTCACGCTTAATCGCGAGCCGGGTACGGAAGAAGCCACTGGCGACGAGGCGGCTCCTGGTGAGGTGGTCGAAGCGCCTGCTCCGTTGCTTTCGCCGGGCGGGGAAACGCCAACCGTCGCCGGCACCGCGCGTGCATCGGATCGTCCTGCTGATGAGCCCGCACGTGTGCCGCGGGAAGTGGCGATGGCCGCTCCGATATCGTTGTGGCGCAATCGCTCGAGAGTTTCAGGCCCCTTCGCGGCCGTTTATGCAGCCCTCTCGCAGACCCCGGGGTCTGGCGATCCGTTTAAGGACATCACACTTGCGCGTTCACAGGCAGAAATTGTTGCGGAGGAGGCCACGGAGGCCTTCCTCAAGAGCGCGCAGAACAGCGTGACAGAGCAGCTCATGGTGCAGGGTATGTTGAAGATCAAACCCGGGGCTTGGAAGGATAAAGAAGCCTACGGGACGCATCTTATCGGTCTTTCCACGATTATTAATCAAGTGCTGGACGACTACCGCAAGAAGTCCGACACTCGTCCGGGCACGCTGGGGTCGACGCTGTCGCCCGAACAGCGTACTCAGGCACGGGCCAAGGTGTCAACGCTTGAGCGTCTTCTCAGTTACTTTGATCTTCCGCCGTCCGTGTATAGCGAAGAAGAGATTGCTAACCTTCCGCCTGACGTCACAGAAGTTCTGTGGATGGGGCGAATTCCGGCAAAAATTCAGGACCGATAAGCATGGCAACGCCTTCGGATCGTTTTCGGTTTGAAAACCTCACCCCGGAACAGGTGGCTACCGTTCGCGCGTCTATAGCGGACCTTGGGCTAAACCCACAGCTTGCTATGAACCCGGACACGTTCAACAACATCCCTGTGGAGAAGCGACAGGCGTTGTTTTCGCAGTTGCCGAATATGCAGCCCACTTCGGCACCTCCGCCTGAGTCATCGGGCATCTCTGAAGTTACGATTGGCAATCGAGTTTTTCGTTTTGATGGGCAAAAGGGGGATCAGGCTGCGCCGACCACGGATCAAGCGCCTTCAATTTCTGATGCCGTCGCAGCGACTCTTATTTCTCCCGCTACTGTGGCAATGGGGGCCTCGGCTCCTTCTTCGGAACTGCCCCCGAGTCTGGTTCCAATCACTGAACCAGGCGTTGACTCATTGCTGGGCGTGATTTTTGACCCGCTTCGAGAAGAAACGCCTCCGCTTCCGCCATCTTTGATATCCATTAGTCCGACAGTTGGGGAAAAAGCCTCGCAAGTGGGGCTGGGCCTCGCAGAGGGCGCGGTTCGTTATGGTGCGCCGTCAGTGGCCGCTGCGGCTACATTCACTGCAACCGCCCCCGCTGCCGCGCTTCCTGTTCCGTTGGCCGCCACTATTCCGTTTATTGCTGCGGCCGGAGCTTACGGCGGCACGTACTTGTTGGGCGATACGCTCGCAGACTTTTTTCCGTCCCCGCCGCGGGAGGACCTTGTTCCGTATCGTGAGGGGGCCATCACCGCAGGCGGCATATTAGCCGCCAGTCCGGCCACATTCCTTCTCCGCACGCCCGCAGCCGTCTATACGGGCAATAATGTCGGGTCCCGTCTCTACAAGCTCATTGATTACACTTCCAGCATGGCGCGCCGTAACCCGAAGACGTATCTCGGGGCAGAGGCACTGACCGCGGGTGCGGCAGGCGCAGCCGGCGGTGCCGCGGAAGCCTTTTACCCCGGTCAGGCTGGGGTGCGTTTCGCCTCTGAGTTTGGCGCGAGCGTGTTTACGCCGGGCCGCCTGCTTTTTAAAGGCATTGGGACCGGATATGACGTTGTCAAGAATGCCGTCAACCGCCAGTTCAGCGCAGGAGCGGTGGACCAGGCACGGTCGAATCGCCTGTATGGGATCCTGGATGGCGTTCTAAAAGAATCCGCTCCGATCCGTGAGCTCGAGCAACTTGGTACGCCAGAGGCCCTGCAACAGGCGTCTTTCTTGCGCGAGCGCTACTACAAGAACCTCATCAAGCAGCTTGAGAAAGACTTCCCGCCTGATGCAAGACCAACCGCGGCTCAAGCGACAGGCGATCCGGGGCTCTCAATCCTTGAATTGAGCCTCGCCCGCGGCGATCCGATGTTCAAGTCGCGCGTTGAAAATCAGTCGCTACTTGCAATGCGCGCGCAGCAGTCGCTGATCGAGGCCCTTCAGAAGGTGGGCAGTCCAGCCATGCTACGTGCTGCCGCAGAGATGCAGGCGCAGACATACGACAGCATGATCCTTGGCCGAATCGGTATCGCAGAGCGTAACGCCGCCAACGCGGTGTCCCGTATCCAAACGGACACGGCGGCTAATCGCCTGTTGATCGGCGACACCATCAAGCGCAGCGTCAACCAGGCGCTTGACGAGGTCCGTGATTACGAAAAGTCGCTCTGGCGCGCCGCGTTCCAACAGAGCACGCGCGTGCGGAAAGGCGAGATTGTCCCTAAGACGCTTGTGCCCAAGAAAACCCTGACGACGTTCCTTGACATGGCATCAAAGATGACGCCGGAGCGTTACCTGTCTCTGCCTGCTGAACTTCGCTCGATCATGGGCCGTTTGGGAATCAATGAAACGGCCATTGCTTCGTATCAACGCGGCACGCGCACCCCCGAATATTTCGAAACCGGAAAGGTTCCAGAGGAGTTCTTGATTGGAGGATTCCGACCGGGCCGCGGGGGAAAAACGATTTACGATCCGCTTGGCAAGAAGACTCCGGTAGACGAACTTTTTCGCATCCGCAGTGATCTTCTTGGCTGGGCAAGAGATGCCGCTTCGAGTACAAACCAACGCTCTCCGCAGGACGCCCGCATGTTTGGCATGTTGGCAGAGTCCATCCTTGATGACTTCTCACAGCTCAACACTGCGGCTTACGATCGCGCGCGTCAGTTCTCGCGTTCGCTGAACGATAACTTTACTCGTAGCTACGCTCGGGACGTCACGGCGGTGACCAAGGCCGGTGCCGAGCGCATCCCGCCGGAGATCCTCGTCAGCCGCATGTTCGGTCGCGACAGCGACCTGACCTTTGCGCGCATGGAGCAGATCGAGGACGCCGTTGGCCTCTTCGGGCGACAGTATGACGCGCTGACGCAGCAGCTCGCGCAGCTTCGTTCCATCAAGGCGCCTTCGTCGCAGATCGCTATCGTCCGGCAGCAGCTCAAGGACATGGAACCGCTGGCGAAGGCTTCCAAGGAGCGCGTGATATCCGTCACAGATGCCATGGAGAGTGTGCTGCGCATGGCGATGATGGACCCGACGATCGTCAATTCGCAGACGGGCCGTGTCAATCAGGCGGCGCTTGCCAACTGGATAGCGCGTAACCAGAACATATTGGACAAGTTCGGTTCGTTGAAGAACGATCTGACGAATGCGCTGGATGCAGAGACTGCATTTGCTGCACTTAAAGACCCCAACTCCGCCGCAGCACGGCAGTTGCGTAATCAAGAAGCGTTCGCCTCGGTGCTTGTGGGCGGGGAAAAGCCCACCGCGGCAGTTTCGGACATCCTGGCAAGCCGTACGCCGGTAGCCGGAGTGCGTAAGCTCATCGAGGTGGTCAACAGGGCCGGCCCGAATCGCCAGTCCGCTTTGGATGGGCTGAAGTCCTCCATCCTGGAGTGGGCGTACACCAAGGCCGGCGGCACGGGCAATCAGTTCAGCGTCAAGGCCTTTGACGACAACCTCTTCAGGCCGCTTGCCCCGGGGCAGCCGTCGATCATCAACGTCCTGCGTACGCAAGGCCTGATGACTGCCGACGAAGTGAAGAACATTCGTCGTTTGCTCATCCCAATGCGTCGCATCCAAGAGGCCAAGGACAACCGTGCGTTCCTCGAGAATGTCCTGGCAGGCGGAAGCCCACTAGACGCCTTTGCCGTGCGCTTCCTTGCACTACATCTGAGCACCAACGCACTCCCGAGAGGTCCGGGCTCGCTTGGCGCGGCCAGCGCCGTGTCAAACACCGCGCAGCAGCTCTTCAATCAAATGCCACGGCTCAATGCCCTGGCCGCATTGAAGGAAGCGGCGGCGGACCCGAAAATCATGGCTGCCTTGCTGCGCAAGGGCCGTACGGACGAAGAAAAGCTGGCCTTCCTCCGCGAGGTCCGCGACCGTTTCAGCGCTGCCGGCATCCTCATGCAGACGGGCCAGCGCGCCACGATTCCTGCGCTTAACGTCACCAGAGAGCAACGGGAAGATACCGCTCGTCGTCGCGATGAAGCTCGCCGCATCCGTACCGCGCCTCCGGCCCCCACGACTCGTGGTATGCCAGGCATGCCTGCCGGACAGGGAGGTCCGCCGCCCGCGGGCCCTCCGCCGACAAGTGGCGGCCCGCCGTCTTCGCAGAGCCGGATGATGCTCCAGCAGCTCTTCCCGAACGATGCGATTACGGGGGCGGCTGCGATGCAGGCGGGGGTGCCGCCGATGCCTGGCTAAGGAAGCGTTCAACACGCTCCAGCCAGGCCGCCTTGTAGCGATCAAATTCAGCGCCACTGGTGCTGAATTCCTGCGTGCCGCCCGTCTGTAGCGAGATCAGCACGTAGCCGTGCTTGATCGTGGTGCCATGCACCGCATCGTGCGCGAGCGCGTAGGCTGCGAGTTGATGGAAGTAGTCCTCGATCCACTCGTGCTTCTTCGGCTTCAGCGACTGCTTGAAGTCGACGATGGCAGGATTGCCACGGTACACGCCCACCAAATCAGTCGTTCCAGCGTACTTGCCAGGGTAATACAGCGGCACTTCCGAGCCCCAGATCTCCCCGAGGTTCATGAAGTACTCGTTGACGAGCCGATAGCCCATCTCATAGCCCTTGACCATGAGCCAGTTGGTCGGGCGCGGTAGGTCCCGGTACGCGATCATCCGCTCGATCACCGCATGCATGTGCGTGCCGACCGTGGCCGCCTCGTTTTTGATCCTGTTCGCTTCTGCCTCACCAACCCTCGCGGCCCACGCATCAAGGGCCTTCTTGTCCTTGGTCGCCGACAGCACCGTGGTGACGCTAGGCAATGCGTTTGCATTACCGTCGACGTACCGCCGGCCCTCGGGCGAATCGATGCGCTTGAGCTTCTCGTACTGATACAGGCGCTTGATCGGGATCAAATCAACCATTTCATCACCTCTTCGCCCATAACCTGGGTCGCGATGTTGATCTTGTCTCGCAGGGCCTTGACGATCTTCTCGTCCACCGTCTTGGGCGTTATCAGGTCGATATAGGTCACATTCTTGGTCTGCCCGATGCGGTGCGCGCGGTCCTCGGACTGCAACCGCTTTTCGAGATCGAAGCTGTTGCTGTAGTAGACGACCACATTGGCCGCCGTCAGTGTCAGGCCGTAGCCGCCGGTGCTCGGATTACCGATGAAAAAGCGCAGTTTGCTCTCGGGGTTCTGGAACTCCGCGACCACCCGCTGGCGCTCGTCCGACTCCGTGTCCCCGTAGTACGTACCGACACTTTCCATGCCGTATTCGCCCTGAAGGGCCTTCTTGATGGCCTCGATGTCATGCCGGTAGGTGGCCCAGATGATGATCTTTCCGTCCGTCTCTTCGACGATGGACATCAGCTCGTCCACCCGCTTGTTGGGCAGCGACAGCACGGCCCCGCTGTCGAGCTTGACATGCCCGCAGACGATCTGATGCAGCCGCATCAACTGCGTCAGCGCGTTCACCGTGGACATCAGCCCTTCGTTGAACTGCGCCAGCGCCATCGTCTTCATCTCGTTGTACGCCTTGACCTGCTCGTCGGTGAGGTCGACCTCGCGCTTGACATAGAGCTTGTCGGGCAGATCGAGGCACTCCTCCTTCTTGACACGGAAGCTGAAGCGATCAAGCTTTTCTTTGAGCTCGTCGAGCTTTCGATAGCCGATGATCTGCTTGAAGCTGTGTGTCGCGACGCGGCGCTCGAAGGTCACGGCATAGCGCGCCTGAAACGCGTAGTAGGACGGTGAGTCCAGGCACGCCTCTGACAGGAACGCGCACTGTTGATACAGATCAAGGGGCGACTTGGTCACCGGCGAGCCCGTCATGATGCGACGATACTTCGCCGTTTTGCCTGTTTTTTCAGTGTTTTTGCTGCGTTTGCTGTTTGGCGTCTTGATCGTCGTCGACTCATCGATCGCCATCATCGCGTTGTGGACGAACAAAAACCTTTGAGCAAACTTCGCGCCCTTTGGCGTCGAGAACGCCTCGATGTTCATCACGAGGATCTTCAAGTCCTCAGTGATCTCGAACAACGAATCAAGGGCCTGCTCCTCCGCCTTGCGTGGCGTTGCTGCCCACAGCGCCATGCGGTAGACCACATGGTCCGGCATGTGCTTCGGGATCTCGGTGTCGACCCAGTTGCGGTACACGCCCTTCGGCGCGACGATCAGCGCAGCATTAATGCGGCCTTGATCGTAGAGCATGGCAACGTTATTGATGAGCATGAAGCTCTTGCCAGTGCCCATGTCCGCGAACAGGGCGGCGACCTGATGGTCCCAGAACCGCTGAAGATACGCGGCCTGATGCGCGAAAGGCTTGTTTTTAAACCGATAAGTCTGTAAAAATTGGCTCATGTTGATCTCGCTTTCTGACAGGGCTTGCAATCCCTGAAGCGCGAGTCTACACTAGTCCCAGAACTTGAGAAAGGAGAACTGCCCCGTGCCTAAAGTGTACGTCGTTTCCGAGACCTTGCAGCACAACATTGCAAGTGCTCAGGATTACGGCCAAATCGACACAATCCTGCCGCCTAACGCGCAGATTGCGTTTTCTGTCGTACCGACGGTACGTCGCATCCAGCGTAAGCTGGACAAATTCACCGACAACGACTATTTGTTGTTGATCGGCGATCCATCGGCAATAGGAATCTGTTGTGCGGTGGCAGCGTTCAAGAACAATGGACGCTTCAAGTGCCTCAAGTGGGACAAGCGGGAACGCCGCTACATCCCCCTCGAGGTTGATCTTTTCAAGAAAGGAGAATCTGATGAACCTTACGAGCTTGTTTGAAAACGAAGCGGACGCCCTGAAGGTCGAAGACGACCAGATCAGTGGCATTGCCGCATTGGCCCGTCGCGCCAAGTCGCTGGAAAAGCAGATCAGCGATGCGGAAGACGTCCTTAAAGGGCACAAAGAGCAATACCGCAAGCTGACCGAGGAGACGATCCCGGAAGCGCTTTCGGAGCTCGGCATGACGTCGTTCCGTATGGATGACGGCAGCTCGATCGACATAAAGCCCTTCTACAGCGCCTCGATCAGTGAAGCCCGGCGTGCCGAAGCCTTCCAATGGCTCAGGGACCACGGCTTTGACGACATCATCAAGAACACCGTCAGCGTGCGCTTCGGGCGCGGCGAGGACGAGCTGTGCAACCGTCTCCTCGGGATGCTTGGTCAGCAGGGTTTCCCTGTCGAGCAGTCCGAGAAAATCGAACCCTCGACCCTCAAGGCCTGGGTCAAGGAGCGGGTGACACGTGGCGAGCAGTTCCCCATGGAACTCTTCGGCGCGTACATCGGTAAAAAGGCCTCGATCAAATCATAAAGGACCACGAACCATGGCTAGAACAGCACTTGCAGAAAAGACCCAATCCTCCACCGCTTTGGCGATCGCCTCGGCTTTCGAGGAGGATGCCGGCAGCAGCTTCTCCGGGATGAATCAGGACGACTTCGCCCTGCCCTTCCTGCGACTGTTGACGAACACCTCGCCGGAAGTGGGCGAGCTCGACGGCGCATTGCCCGGCATGATCCTGAATACGGTAACGAATCAGCTTTATGACGGCAAGAAGGGCATCACCGTGATTCCTTGTGCCTACATCAGGCAGTATATCGAGTGGGCTCCCCGGGGTAGCGGATCTGGAGCGCCACTCCATATTTACCCGGCTACCAGCGACATCCTGTCCAGGACCCACCGGGAGCCCGGGGACAACAAGGACTACCTCGACAACGGCAACTACATCGAGAACACGGCTAACCACTACGTCATGATCGTTGACGCGGATGGCACCCCGTCCCCGGCGCTTGTGGTCATGAAGTCCACGCAGCTCAAGAAGAGCCGTAAGTGGAATAGCATGATGCAAGCGGTTAAGCTCCAGGGCAAGAACGGTCTGTTCACGCCCCCGATGTACAGCCAGATGTACCGTCTGTCCACGCAGCCTGAGTCGAACGACAAGGGTAAGTGGTTCGGCTGGGAAGTCGAGCGCATCGGTACTGTCGAAGACGAGAGCATTTACGCTATTTGTAAGAGCTTTGCGGCATCGGTGTCTTCCGGTGCGGTGAAGACCAAGCACGATAGCGACGGTGAGGCATCCTCGGGTTCCGCACCGTTCTGATGTTTCCTGGGGCCGAAAGCAGTGCCATTTCCCCCCACTCACTGCGAGTAGGCCCCTTCTTTCGAGAAAGCAGAAATGACCGACATCACAAGGTTCAAGGCGATATTTCTGGGCTTAGACATCGCCTATGGGACCTACAGGATCGAGGGCGACAAGGGTAATGGCAAGCAAGCCGGCAAAGCCGTTGTCGTCCGTAAGCCGCCAACTGATGATCTCTGGCAGAAGCACCTTGAAGGCGTGGAGCCTTCTCTGGGCATCATCCCCATCCGCGCAGATAACTCCTGCATTTGGGGATGCATTGATATTGATCAGTACCCTCTCGATCACACAGGGCTGATCAAGAAGATACGCAGCCTCGAGCTGCCCCTTGTCGTGTGCCGCAGCAAGTCAGGCGGCGCACACGTGTTCCTGTTCGTCAAAGAACCGATCCCCGCTGCCTCGATGCAGCGTTACCTGAAGGCCTCCGCGGCGCTCCTCGGCGAGGCCGGTCGCGAGATCTTCCCGAAACAGGCCGAAATCCTCGTCGAGCGCGGGGACACAGGCAACTTCCTGAACCTCCCGTACTTCGGCGGCGACGACACCATGCGTTACGCCTTCAATGACGACGGGAAGGCCGCCTCCCTTGAAGAGTTCTACACCCTGTACGACCAGTTCGTGCAGGACCCGGACCTGAAGTTTCCAGAGGAGCCCAAGGCCCCTGAATCACCGATCAAGGACGGCCCACCATGCCTACAGGCTATCTGCGCACAAGGCGTGCCCGAGGGCACACGGAACAACGCACTTTTCAACATCGGCCTGTACCTCAAGCGCGCGCACCCGGCGACGTGGGACAACCTGATCGTCGAGTACAACTACAAGTACGTGAGCCCTCCGCTCCCGAACAACGAAGTCCAGATGCTGATCAAACAGATCAATAAGAAGGAGTATCGGTACAAGTGCAAAGACGCGCCGCTCAATAGCTTCTGCAATAGCGGCCTGTGCAGGACTCGCAAGTTTGGGATCGGGGCCCACGGGCCAGACTCCCCGCAGCTCTCTGCGCTCTCGAAGTACGCGAGCGAACCGCCACTTTGGTTTCTCGACGTCAACGGCAAGCGCATCGAGCTTGACACTGAGAGCCTGTTCAACCAGATGGCCTTCCAGAAGTCTTGCGTCGAGAAGCTCAACCTGTTGCCCCCGGCGGTGAAGAAGCCCGACTGGGAACAGCTCCTGAACGCACTGCTCACCGAGATGGTTGAGACGGAGCAGATCACGGTCGCGAGTGAAGACACCACCGTCACAGGCCGCTTCAACGATCTCCTCGAGGAGTTCTGCACACACTTGCAGCAAGCACTGGACCGCGACGAGATTCTGCTCGGCCGGCCGTGGACCAACGACGAGGAAGGTCGCACATATTTCCGCATGAAGGACCTCGAGGCACACCTCACGCGCAACAACTTCAAGGGCATGACTCTGCCAAAAATGGCACAGCGCATGCGCGACATCGGCGGCGAGCCAATCAGTCTTTTCCTCAAGAACCGCGCGACGCGGTGCTGGCGCATCCCCCGCTTCGAGCGGCAAGATTCCCCGTTTGACACCCCTGAACAGAAGAAAAGCAGGAGTCCATTCTGATGCTCAAGATAGACGGCTTTGACAGTGCACTAGTCGGCATAGCAACTGTGTGGCAGCGAGCAGAAGGCGGCGGTGCACGCCGCATCGACACGCTGATCTACGACGGCGATGCCATCGTCACCATCCTCATGCACGAGTCCGGGCTCTCCCTGGACGAGGCAGAGGAGTACATCAGCTACAACATCGAGGGCGGCTATGTCGGCGAAACCACTCCCATCATCGTATGGCCGTGTGCGATGGATCGAGTCGAAGAGATCCTTGCCGCGGAAGAAGAACTTACAAGAGACGGCGATGCATAACCATCAACTCATGGTGTTCGTCGTGTACTGGATCAAACCGGACCACCCGGTGTCGATCGTCGGCGTATACGACGATTATCGAGACGCACAGGACAAGCAGGCCGAACAGCCCGAGCAGTTCGCCATACAAATTGCCCCTTACTACCCAACATTGCCCATCGAGCCATGAGCGTCGAGAAGGTCTTCGGTCCCCCCGGTGCAGGCAAGACGACCTACCTGCTCTCGGTGGTGCAAAACGAACTTGCGGAGGATATCCATCCGACGCAGATCGGCTACTTTGCGTTCACCCGCAAGGCCGCGACCGAGGCCCGTGATCGGGCGATCCAGAAGTTCCCTGCGCTGAACCCGGACCTAGACTTCCCGTGGTTCCGTACCCTGCACTCGCTCGCTTATCGCTGTCTCGGCATCACCAGCAAGGACATGATGGGCCCCGAACACTACGCAGAGTTCGCTAAAGAGGCGGGGATTGAGTTGGGAGTGGAGAAGGGTGAAGAGGAGTTTGCCATTAAGGCGGACCACCCCATCCTGAACGAGGTCAATATCGCGCGGATCAAGGGCAAGGATCTTCGCCAGCACTACAACGAAAGCCGCATGGCGATCGAGTGGCACCACTTCGAGTACGTTGACAGAGCGTATAGACATTACAAGGCATCCCGCGGACTTCTCGATTTTACGGACTTGCTGGAAAGAGTCCTAGATGATCCTGACAGACTTCCGTCGCTAAAAACACTCATCATCGACGAAGCGCAGGACCTCTCCCAGCTACAGTGGCGGCTCGTCAAGGAGCTGATTGAACGCGCCGAACATACTTACATCGCCGGCGATGACGACCAAGCGGTCTACACATGGGCTGGAGCCGATGTCGACTCCTTCCTGACACTGGAAGGCCAGGTCAAAGTCCTCGATCAATCCTACCGCGTCCCCTCCAAGATCCACGCGCTCGCCGATCAGGTCGTAAACCGTATCCGTAAGCGTCAGCCTAAAATCTGGAAGCCCCGCACCGAAGGCGGCGCGATCACCTACTATAACGACTTCCACCACGTCGATATCACCAAGGGCGAATGGCTCGTGCTCGCCGCCGCAAACTACATGCTCACCGATATGCACGAGTGGATCAAATCCCAAGGCCTGCTCTTCGAGCGCCACGGACAACGGAGCATCCCCGAGTCCGTCCTCTCCGCCGTCATCGGCTGGGAACGCTTACGAAAAGGTGGGGAGATACCTTTCGAGACAGTCAAAACCATATACAAGTTCCTCGACCCCAGCGCCGTCAAACGCGGACATAAGGGGCTGAAAACGGCAAGCGTAGATATAGCCTATACACACGCCTCGCTGACCAAGGACCACGGCCTACTGACCGATGCGATCTGGCACGAGGCGCTGACGAAGATCGCCGAGGACAAGCGCAACTACCTCATCGCGCTCCTACGCCGCGGCGTGAAGATCACGGGCAAGGTGCCGATCAAGCTCTCCACGATCCACGGGGCGAAGGGCGGCGAGGCGGACAATGTCCTCCTCATCGGCGACCTCTCTACCAAGTTCGCGCAGGAGTACGACAAGAACTCCGACGACATCAACCGGCTGCTCTATGTCGGTATTACTCGCGCCAAGCAATCCTTACACTTCGTTCTACCCAAGAATTCTTACAAGGGGTTCAGACTTTGAAGACCATGCCTATGTTCGAGCGACCCTCCGAGTGGGTTCCGCCCGCCAGTTTCCCAGACCTCTCCTCCGCAACGGAGATTGCGATCGACCTTGAAACGTGTGACCCCCACATGGATTCGATGGGGCCAGGATGGCCCCGCAAGGACGGCTACATCGTCGGCTATGCGGTCGCGGTAGACGGATGGAAGGGCTACTTCCCGATCGCCCATCAGGGCGGGGGCAACCTCGACGAACGCATCGTCAACCGCTGGATGAAGAAAGTCCTCGAGCTGCCGTGCGACAAGGTCATGCACAACGCCGCCTACGATCTCGGCTGGCTGCGGGCATCCGGGTTCAAGGTCAACGGCACCGTCTACGACACCATGCTCGCGGCGCCCCTCATCGATGAGAACCGCTTCAGCTACGCCCTCAACAGCCTCGGCTTTGACTACCTCAAGGAGGTCAAGTCCGAGCAGGGCCTGAAGGACGCGGCCTCCGACTTCGGCGTGCACGCCAAGAAGGAGCTCTGGAAACTGCCGGCGATGTACGTCGGCGAGTACGCCGAACAGGACGCGGCGCTCACGCTCAAGCTCTGGCACCACCTGAAGGCGCTTCTCCGTAAGGACGAAGTCGAGTCCATCTTCACCCTCGAAACCGAGCTGCTGCCGGTGCTGATCGACCTCACCTTTCAGGGCATCCGCTTCAACCGCGACAAGTGCGAGCAACTCATCGCTGACTTTAAGCGTAAAGAAAACGAACACATTAAGCAGATCAAGTTAATTTCTGGCGAAAAAGTTGACATATGGGCCGCGGCCAGCATCGCCAAGGCCTTTGACAAGCTCGGGATCCCCTACCCCAAGACCACCACCGGCCTGCCGAGCTTCACAAAAAGCTTCCTCGACGGCCATGAGCACGAGATCGCCAAGCTCATCATCGAAGCACGTGAGTTCAACAAGACCCACGGCACCTTCCTCGAGCCCTATCTCAAGCACAGCGCCGCCGACGGGCGCATCCACCCGCATATCAACCAGATGCGCTCCGAAGACGGCGGAACCGTCACCGGGCGCCTCTCCATGAACAACCCCAACCTACAACAGGTACCCGCGCGTCATGAAATCATCGGTCCGATGGTTCGCTCGCTTTTCCTCCCCGAAGAAGGACAGCTCTGGGCGGCCAATGACTTCAGCTCACAGGAGCCTCGGCTTCTCGTCCACTATGCCACCCTACTCGACCTCCCGGGAGCGGAACGCATGGCAGACGCATATCGCAACAACCCAGATACCGACTTCCACCAAATGGTGGCAGATATGGCGGGGATCCAGCGCAAGGCCGCCAAGACAATCGGGCTCGGGCTGATGTACGGGATGGGCAAGCAAAAGCTCGCCAACTCCCTCGACCTGCCCCTCGACGAGGCCGCAGAGCTCATCAACAGCTTCCACATGAACGTCCCGTTCCTGAAGGGCACCGTAAACTCCGTCATGAAGCGCATCGAACACCCGGCCTCCGGGGGCTCGATCCGTACGCTCCTCGGCCGAAAGTGCCGCTTCCCCCTCTGGGAACCCGTCGAATACGGCATCAACAAGGCCCTCCCACGCGAACAAGCCGTCATTGAATACGGACCACGGATCAAACGTGCGATGACCTACAAGGGCCTCAACCGCCTCATCCAAGGGTCCGCCGCCGACCAGACCAAGGCCGCCATGGTCGCCCTCAACAAGGCCGGGTTCCGCCTCCTCCTGCAAGTGCACGACGAAATAGCGGTCAGCGTGAACGATCGGTCCGAAGCGGAAGAAGCCGCACGGATCATGGCCGAAGCCGTCTCCCTCGAGGTCCCCTCCCGGGTGGATGTGGAGATCGGGCCCTCATGGGGCGAGGCAAAAGAGTAGTTGCGTTTCGGGTATCGAACGCGTAGAGTCGAGGACAAGAAAGGAGAACCGTATGCCTAGCCGCAAGAAAAAAGGCGACACCAGTGTTTTGCCGAAAGGTCTGAAGTGGACCAACCTGAGTTACGACGACTTCAACAAGCGCTTTCCACGCATTGGGGTTAAGCGCTTAACTGAACGCGTGGAAAACGGGGATGAAGGGGCAAAAGAAAAGCTCGATAAGCTAAAAGCTTATGTCTGGAAGTACCGGCGCAGGCGCCTGTACCGCTACCCCGGCCGCTATTCGCCCGAAAAGCGCAAGGGCACAAAGTTCAAGTCGATCATGATCCATCTGGAGACCTACCAGAAGATCAAGGAACTCCAGAAGTTTTACAAGGCCGGCATGGGGTCCATCCTACGCCCGCTTATCGACGAGCTCTTTGACAAGACGCATAAGGAAGCGGAGCTCCTCGCCCGCATTGAGGCTAACAGGAAGAAAGAAAGTGAAACATCTGACACAGTTAAGCCTAAGCGTCGAACTCACTTTTGAGGTGCTCGAGGCCATGGATGTCAAGGGCGTCATGTTACCCCCGATGATCGATATCCAGGCCGCTTATGCCTCACTGGAGAAGCCCGATGGGAAGGTCTCGCGAGTAAACATACTCAAGGTGTTGAGTGAATCTCAACGCATCCTGCTCGAAGACCAGATCATCGAGGAACTTGCTGAAAATGAATACGACGACGGAGACCTAGAATGACCAACATCTTTCCTGATCGGGTAGTCAACGACGACGGGGACGCCAGCATCCAAGGTGGCCTCACGCTGCGCGATTACTTCGCCGCTCACGCATTGTCAGGGCTTGTGACACGAGACGACCTGGAGTCTGTGTACTCTGCCGTGCATAAAGCCTATCGGCTCGCGGACATCATGCTCGAGACGCGTGATCAATGAGCGTCGCAAAGATCCGTCGCTGCACGGAGTGCAAACAGGTTTTCGCTACGCCCGAGAGCTTCCGCAGCCACAAGCGTGTCGACGGGGCATGCCGCACCCCCGAGGCACTCCTTGCTGTAGGGTTTCAACAAACATCGCAGGGCTGGAAGTCAAGGCCCCCTTCTTCGAAGAAATAGGAGGTTAGGACATGAACGATAAAACTATGGAGTACTCAAGGGACCGGCTCAACAAACAGATACGTGACCTTGTGCGAGAGAACGGACACCTCAAGGACGCGCTCTTCCGCAAAGATCTTGAACTGAACGCAGTGCGCCGTGAGTTAGCAGATGCAGATGAGACGCATACTTTTTTAAGCGTCACACTAGGCATCATCCTCTTGACGGGCATCGTCTTTGCATTGTACGCAGTCCAGTTGTCAGCGGGGGCGCAGCCGTGACCGAAACAATTACCCTGCCCCGCGCCGTAATTACGCACATGCGCTCAGAGTTGCGCGCTCTTGTCAGCCACGCCGACAGCGACTGTGGCGATTCGGATTGTGAGGAGTGCGAACCGTTACGCCCGATTTGGGCTGCGATAGATGTGCTTAGTACCGCGCTGAAGGAAAATAAGACATGACACACGAAGAACTGGACGCGCTGTGGAATAAATCCGTGAACATATCAATCACTGCGGGTGATGGTCTTGCGCGTTATCGGTATGCGGAATATGTCGCCGCAGCCGAGCGGGAGGCGTGTGCGAAGATTGCCGACAGCCAGATAGAAAACACCGCCATCTTGCTGGTCAACCCCGGAAAATCTGCCGCAGCATGGGACATCGCTAACGCCATCCGTGCGAGGGGGAGCAAGACATGACACGCGAGGACATCATCAGGATGGCGCGGGAGGCGGAGGATTACGTTGATACCATCTACGCTAAAGGCGAGTATCACCCCGGATGGTTGGAAGTCTTTAATGTTCGCTTCGCCGCCCTTGTCGCAGCAGCCGAGCGGGAGGCGTGTGCGCGGGCGTGTGAGGATGTTCCGGTGCCGCAAGACCCAACAGCATTGACGCATATTCCAACACTTGAGCGATGCGCTGCCGCCATCCGTGCGAGGGGAGAGAGCAAATGACATCTGTGCATCAGAAGAAAGAACTAGGCCGTTGGCTACTGCCGGGCGCGGAGGGTGTCCAGCAGTTTGGAGTAACCCGAAAACCCCACGCATTCCACCGTGCCATGATGCGACTATGCTTCGGCTGGCAGTGGATGGACAAGGAACTGACTTGTGACTACTGCAACCTTTACCCAAGGCTACGTAAGAAAACACACTGCGAAGAGTGCGCCCGTTCGCTGGAAGGCGGTGAGCAATACACCGTGATCAAACTCGCCGAGAAAGCCGGGATCGTATTTGGAATTAACAGCACGGATATCACAGTGCAGAAATTGGAGAAGTTTTTCGCTCTCGCACAGGGGGTCAAAAAGTCATGACCGGCCATAACCGGCCAAATAACCGGCTAAATGCAAGCCATCCGTGCGAGGGGGAGCAAATGACCGAAGAACCACTTGATCCGAACACGCTATACGCTGACGGCTTTGAGGACGCATTGATCGGTCTTGGGTGGCAACACACCAAACTGATCGCCGTGTACGACTACAACAAGTGCGTAGAGATACTGATAACACGCGACGAGATGACCGAAGAAGACGCCGTTGAACACATGCACTACAACGTCATCGGCTCTTACGTCGGGGACTACACCCCAGTGTTCGTCATAGGAGAGCAGCCATGACCCGTAACGCCGTCCTAAAACGCACCCTCGGCAACAAGGGCGCCAGGAAGTTCCTGACCAAACCCCCTAAGTCCAAGCCCGCGTCCGTGACGCTCGATCTGCCCCTCGATCTCATCGAACAGCTCGTCGTCCAGGAACTGACCGCGACCTACGGCTCAATGACCACGGACCTCGCGGCACGCAAAGCCGGCAAAGGCTCCGCCATCTTCGACACCGATCGCGACCTGGATATCAAGACCCTCGAGGGCCACCTGTTCTGCCTTGAAACAATCCTAAAATACTACGGCACGACATTGAAATGACAGGGATCTTCCGTACACTGACGCCCTATGAAGGTCGTCTGTGAAAAGGTCGATCCTTCTAACCCGGAAGTCGAAGAGACACTTATCGAGCTGCAACGGGCTTGTCTGCCGCACGATGCTTTGTACTTCCCGGAAGAAGGGGTCTGGTGGATCGCTTACCACCGGCGCACGCCGGTCGCATTCGCGTGTCTGTCTCCTTCCCAACAAATCCCTGACGGGGTCTACCTCGGGCGCTGCGGTGTCACACCGCTCGCCCGGGGCGGAGGCATCCAACGCCGGCTCATCCGCGCGCGGCTGCTCTGGGCCAAGCGTCAGGGGTACAACTGGGCGGTTTCAGACACCACGGATAACGCATCAAGCGCCAACAATCTCATCACCTGTGGCTTCCGGCTCTACGAGCCCGCCATCCCCTACTCCTTTGCACGAGCCCTCTACTGGAAACGACGGCTCTAGTGCCGTTCAAGGACGCCAACGTCCGACGCAAACGGCAACGCGAGTACTCGCGTCGCTGGTATTTGAAGAACACCCAGCACGTCATCGATCAGTCGAGCGCGCGCCGCACCGCTACCAAGAAGGCCTGGCTCGACTACCGCTCCAAGCAATTCTGCTTCCACTGCGGGTTTTCCCACCCCGCGGTCATCGACTTTCACCACGTGATCCGCCACAACAAACGCTCGGTGAATGAGCTTATTGTCAAACATAACAACCTCAAGGAGGCCATCAAGGAGGCGGAGGAGAAGTGCATCCCCCTCTGCGCCAACTGCCACCGCATCTTGCACTTCGAGGAAAGGCGGGGTATAAAGGCCGCGAGAAAGAAGAAATGACGAAGGAGATACTTATGTCTGGACTGGGTCTACTCTTGTTTTTATCCGTCTTTGTGGGTATAACTTGGTTCCTGCGCAATAAACGCAGGCCCATCGACCCGCATCTCCCTAGGCCAAACTGGAGATGCTCGAGGGGCGGAAGAGACTACTTTTAATCGTTAGAAAGCCTAGAAAGGAGATTGAAATGGAAAGTGATATAAAGTTTTTTGCTGCTGTCTGCGGCGTGCTTGGCTCTATTCTTCTCAGTGTTTTTGCGTACTGCGCGTACGACTTGCATCTGAGAACAGAGTACATCAACAGCGCCTCCGACCCGATCGCCGCGGCCTGTGCCTACGACTCAGGCGAAGCGGCTTTGCCGCCCTCTTGTGTCGCCTATCTTTACCAACAGAAGGAAGTGCCCAATGAAATCCGGTAAGAAACTGAAGAAGTCCGATGCCGCCCAACGCGCCATCAACTGGTTCCACGACAGCCCCGGCGCCAAGGTCAGCGGCGTCGCCAAGCGTTTCGGGATCTCCATCCCCTACGCCTACAAGCTTCGCGAGAAGGCCGCAGGGAAGTCCGAGGCCGACGCGCGCGAGTGGAACGCCGCCCTCCTCAGCAACGAGGAGACCACAGCACTCTTCGATGACCTCAAGACAACGGACAAAGACCCCATCGACGATATCCTCGACTCACGGGCCACGGACTACGGCACCTTCGCCGATAACTCCCGCCTCGCCCAAGCCCTCAAACGCGCCATGGCCGACCACGCCTCAGACCACGGCCGCACCTTCGCCGACGACCAATGGGAAGCCCTCGAGATGATCGCCAGCAAGATGTCCCGTATCGTCAACGGCAACCCCGACAAGGTCGACAACTGGGACGATATCGCCGGCTACGCCAAGCTCATCTCCGACCGGCTGCGGGGGACCCCACGATGAACCGCAAAGACACCCTCCTCGCCCTCCACGAGGCCAACATGGCCCTCCAAGGGCTCACCCTCGAGCTCACAGGAGGCTATAACCACGAGCCACGGACCAAGGCCCTGCGTCCTCTGGTCGAGGACGCCCTCGCCGCTGAGAGCATGGTACGCGCCATCCTGAACCAAGAAGGCTACTACGAGAGGGAGACCGCAACATGCTAGTCCCCGCGATCAACTCGACCGACGACCCGCCCATCTCGATCCACGACCTCCAGCTCCGGGAGTATGTCTTCGCCCTGCGCCGACGCATCGAAGTCCAAAACGTCCTCCTCGAGTCCCTCGCAGAGGAAGTCAAAGGGCTCAAACAGGAACGCGACGGGCTGTCCTCGCACATCGAGCGACTGCTGCTCGATTTGCATTGGCTCGACTCTAAGCGCAACATCAGGGAATGAACCACATGGACGACCTAAGCCTCGAGGAACCGGACCGCGCCCCACTCGTGCAGATGATCACCCTCACGATCAACGGCACACGCTACGGGCTCGTCGGGCCCGTGGTCGTTGTTCCTGGACTCGTCCCAGGCCCCCTCGAGGTCGATATCTCCGAAATCGAATTCGGCGAAATCATGACCGGCCGCACGGCCGCCCGTATGCTCGAAGGGGACTTCAAGAAGGCCATGGGCGCCGGCGTCCAGTAAAGCTCAGGTTTCCCGCGGCGCTTCTCCAGACCCCAAGCCATCACCTGCCGCGGACCCCGGGTCGAAAGACCCGGGGGTTTTTATCGCCCCGGACCGTCCCGGCGCGTCGTCTCTTCGATGTTCTCGGGCCGAATGTCTGTCTTGTCTTGATTGATATACCGAAAACGGTACTCGGACCAAAAACCAAAGACCAAGAACCACGCGATCTTGGCGCCTAACAGAGACTGACCGTTAATCCGTACCCGAAGCTCTTCCTTGTTCGGGCCGACGTACGATCCCGCCAACTCTCCTTTCTTGGGACCGATCTTCCACATCAATACGCCATTGCCAACGTCCTGGTATTCCAACAGGGCGCGGATGGTCTCTAGGGTGTTATCATCGGGTCTGCTCATACGTTGCTCCTACAACGGTTGGGAAGTGAGGCCCCGGTGCTAGTAACACCGGGGCTTTGCGCATTATGGGGGGCAAAAAGGCGGGGAAGCAAGGGAAGAGGGACCGTGGACCGTGGACCGTGGACCACGGGCCAGAAGGCGTGGAGAGCGGTGGGATGTTGCGCTTTAACGGGTTTTGGGTCGGTTTTGTTGTTGAAAGGAGACAGGATCACGGACCACGGCCCGGGGATTGCGTTGGAGGGCCGTTAGTAGAGCCTTTCCAGAGAAATGTTGCTCCTAGACGCAACATTTATATCAAATGTAATGTAATGGTGTAATAAGTGAATAGAAACAATAGGTTAAGTCTACTTACGGTATGTTTTGAGTAGTGTGAGGTGTAATTTCTCTGGGGTATAGCCGATTTCAAAGGTTTGTTGCTTCTAACGCTTATATTCTTGGGAAAACCTATACTAAAACGGCCTCAAAGGCCCCTAGACGGCCCAGAGTTGCCCTGTATATACTGGTGGCATGTTAAGAGTTGATTTAGGCGTACCCATTCCCCCAGAAGCCCAGCGGGAGAAGTACCCATTCCCTGTCATGGCCGTAGGGGACAGTTTCCTGTTAGCCGATGCCGAGTCGGCCAAGAACGCCCGGAGCGCCGCGTGGATGTTCTCCAAGCGCCACGGGACGAAGTTCTCGTGCCGGAAGGTCGAGGACGGCTGGCGGGTCTGGAGGGTCGCGTGAAACTGCGCAGCAAGGCCGACAAGGAGTTCAGCAAGAAGATGGGCAGGGGTATCCAGCCCCAGACGCTGGAGAAGCTGGCACGGCCCGTAAAGCCCCATAAGAGCCGCGAGCTCACGACGCAGGAATGGAAGTTCGTCCACGAGTTTGTGTCGGGGGACGGCCATGTGACGTTGCAGGAGGCCGTGGTTCGTGCAGGGTGGCCCGAGAAGAACGCCAAGCGTAGGGCTGAGGACCTGACCAACCCGGATGTCAACCCGCACATCGTCGCGGCCATCCAGAAGGTCCGGGCGGAGATGGCCGAGAAGTACGGCACGACCTACGAGCGGCACATGCGGGACCTTCAGGTCATCCGGGACCAAGCGCTGTCCGCGGGGGCCTACGGGGCCGCCGTACAGGCCGAGTATCGTCGAGGGCAGGCCCTTGGGACGATTTACATCGACCGCAAGGAGATTCGGCACGGCACGATTGACTCCATGAGTAAGGAGGAGGTCATGCGCAAGCTCGAGGAAATCAAGAAGCTCTACGGCAACGGCAGCCCCATCATCGATGTCACGCCGCAGCAGGTGGAGGAAAGCCTCGAGGAGCCGATCCAGTTGGAACCCCCCGAACCGGAGCCCTCCGAGGAGCCTGTGGATGCCGTCAAAGCCCGAAACAAGCCTGTACCAAAGGCTAAAGGAAAACCTCCCAAACTGCCTTATTACCCGGATTGAGTCGCGGGTAAATCTGGGCATCCCGGACTGCTTCATCGCGTTGAAGCAGACGGGGGAGTTTGTCCCGGTCGAGCTGAAGGTGGTGAAACGCGGGCGCAAGGTGGCCTTATCGCCGCACCAGATTGCCTTTCACGCCCGGCACGCGGAGCTGGGGGTGCGGACGTTCATTCTGGTCCTGTACGTGCCTCCCGGTAAGGTGGCCTCGAGGGAGGGGCAGCTCTTGCTGTTTTCTGGAAAGCAAGTGTTCGAGCTCGCGAAGTCCGGCATCGATACGGACCCCGTTGTGGGCTATCACTACGGTGCGGTCCCGTGGAACATGCTGATGTACACCCTTGCGGAGGCGTGAGCCGTTGGTATAGATTCGCGGGGCTGGGATGTTCCAGCGTAGAAAGTTAGAAAGGAGACGACAATGGAAGAGCATACCTTGGGCCCTTGGAGCGTCGATGGATCGGCCACAACAGATTTTGATGTTGTGTGTGCCGATGGGCGCATCGCAATGGTTAACGGCGAAGACTGGAGTGCTGATATGGCAGAGGCAAATGCTTATTTGCTGGCGGCAGCTCCCGAGCTGCTGGGTGCCGTGCAGCTTGCCTTGCGCGCACTCAATGTCGCGCCCCGGTTTAAGGTTCCGGGTGCGGGGGATAGTTACGAGGTTTGCTCGGAGCTCGAGCGAGTGCTTCGCAAGGTTGAGGGAACCCTATGACACAGCACACGCCCGGCCCGTGGAGAGTGGGCAGCAATGGTGCGAGCGTTAAGGTTGTGGATACCGCCGACAAGGCCATCTGCATGTTGACCCCGCGCCGCGATATGTGGAACGGCGATCTAATCGCATCGGCGCCCGCATTACTTGCCGCAGCACAGGCCGCTCATGCGCTGCTTACCGACCCGGACGCGGACGAATTCGCCGCCAACCGTGTGGAGGCGCTGCTCGCTGGCGCGATTACTGCGGCATTGGGGGGAGCCTGAATGAAAAGAAAACCGTTCCCACCGGGGCCGTTGAAGTTACCGGATGAACCGCCGCCAAAAAAGAACATTGTGCGTTTCGTACTTTTCATGCTTTGGCAATCGATACTGCACCGAAGGGGCCGCTAGGCCATAACAGAAAGGAGAAAGAAGCCATGTCCATTAAGATTGTGAAAACCGGCTGGGCCACCATCACGGGCACCATGTGCGGCCTTTACGTTCCGCTCGAAGGCAGCACGCCAGAAGATGCCGAGCCGCTGCTTTTTGACACCCGGGAAGAGGCCGAGACCGAGCGTTTGCAATACATAGACGATTGCCTCGAGGCGTACTCGAGGAATGCGGCCGTCGCGCCCGAAGAGCTTCCCGAGTACATGGAAAGGCAGCGGGAGAGCTTGGAAAACGAGGAGCACGTGCTTTTTGTCGGAGTCGACACGGCCGGCGACGTGTTCGAGCTAGATCATCAGACACTCGTGGTGCGGGGGCGCATCCTGCGGCCAGACAGACAATAGGCGGGGGGACTTGCACGCGCTTTTTATTTCGTGAGAGTATTGCGACGTCGGGCCTATGTCGGGCCCGCACTAGAAAGGAGAAAGTCGCTATGGCTTATAAGAAATACGCCCGTGAGTGCGACAAGTGCGGCGCGGGGATGAATGAGGGGTATTACATCGAGTGCGGCGAGTACTACTGCTCCGAGGTCTGCCTGTATAAGGAAATCACGCCGAAGGAGTGGGAAGAGTTGTACGCCGACGGCGAGGGCGACAGTTACTGGACGACATGGTACGAAGACCCGGACGAGTACATGGTGGACGACGACGACCCGGCTCCGAACAAGGTTAGCGTCGAGTTGGCGGATGCTGTGGACTCAACGGGCAAGGTCGACGAAAAGAAAGTCGCTAAGTTGTTGGCGGAGGAATTGCGCCGACGGTGGTTTGTTGACCCCGACAAGTACGATTTCGTCAACTGGACCATCACTTGCGACGTGCAAATTAAAGAAGGGGACAAGGCATGAATGAGAGAAAACGAGTGGTCGTCACCATTAGAGAGGGCATCCCCGAAGTCATGGAAGCACCGGATGGGGTTGCTGTAGAAATCTGGGATTACGACACGTGGTGTTATCGGCAGGATGAACTGGAAGAGGACGACGACGGCGAAAAGTATTTTTTAAGGGAGGGTTGAGGGGGCCGGCCCGCTTGCGCTGGCTTTTTATTTCGTGAGAGTATCGCGACGTCGGGCCCATACCGGGCCCGCACTAGAAAGGAGAAAGGCGCCATGCTGAAGACCGTTCGCCAGTCTGCAAACCGAAAGACCGGCCCGATAGCTGTCACGTATCGGGCGGGCTCCGGGGATGTTTTCAATACTTGCCCGGCCACGTGCCCGCTCAACCCGCGGCCCGATAAAGGCGCTAGGGATCTGGATACGGAATATCTCGAAGCTGTTCGGCACGCGGTACCGCGAAACGGTACCGCGTGGACCTATTCGCATTTCCCGGCGGACCAGCTCCCGGTGCCAGCTCCCGGCGAGACCGTGATAAACCACAGCGCCGACACGCTCGAGGGCGCCATAGATGCCACGGCGAAAGGGCGCGCGGCCGTGCTTACGGTAGCGAAGGGCGCCACGTGGCCGGCCCGCGTCGGGGATGTCCGGCTCGTACGTTGCCCGGCCGAAGTGTCGGACCGTATCAACTGCGCCACGTGTGGGAA